ATAAATACAACCCACATAGGTCATTTTAGATGCAGTAGTTGCTGTGGGAAGAGTCACACCAATGATTGTATATGTACCATTCCAAGATATGGTTTGAGAAGAACCATTATCTAAAATTCTAAAAATCAGTTTATCTCCATTAACGGGTGTACCGATTGGAGCATTAATAGTCAAACCCACTGCTTGTGCAGTGACACAGTATTGATCAAACGCGGAAATGTCGGGTGTAATTGACGACGTAGATGTCGTACTAGAAACACGCGGATCAATGCGTTTATTTGTTAATGTTTGTGTGTCTGTTGTACCAACCACATCTCCAGTAGTCAGTGTTGTGTTTTTCCACAAACTAGTGGAAGTTTCATATTGAATTACTTGCTTGTTTGCTGGGCTTGTTATACGCACATTGTGTAATTCATCAAGTTCCCATCCATTGGAAACTTTTACTTGAATTTCACCATTAACAGCATGTGCTCTGGTAACCGTACCCAAATACACTAAATGAATAGGGGCTTGTGGTTTATTAGCAATACCAAAAATCATACCACCAGCAACTGTTCCAGACAACCACACAGGATCTCCATCTGTTGCTGCTGAAGTATCTATACCAGAAATAGTTCCAGATTCAACAACCAAACCAAAACCATTATTTGCAACAGTGGATTCCAAAACACCCACAGTTGTCGCAGAAGTTGCATCGGAATCAGCCAGTGCAGCAGAAATGTATGGATTAGCACCAGCACCACCAGAAACATAAACAACAGTACCTTTAGCTAATGTGCCGCCTGTTGTGTTCTTGGCTTGAAATTTAAGTTGTGTTGCGTAATTATCAATCCACTCAGTGTTATAATCAGTGGCATCAATTTTAGCAAGAATTTGTCCTGCAGTACCCCCAGTAGGTAATGTACCACTACCCCCTGTTGACACAGGAACCCAGGTAGAAGGAGCAACAGAACATTGTTTGAGAACGGGAGGACTAGTAGAAATATCTTCCCACAAATCCCCCACGGATGCAGATGTCGGTGCTACTGCACCACGGTATATTGCTGGTTGTACCAGCGTAGCTGACACACCATCGGCAGTAGTTACAGACATATTATCCCATTACAGCTTTAAGTTTATCCAATCGAGCATCAATGTCTGCTTGCTTTTCATTCAGCTCTTGTTGTTGTGCAGCAAGGGCTTGTGCAGCTTTCGATTGACGCTTATCTTCAGCAGCCCACTCAGCTTTCTTTTGTGCAATAAGAAGTTCCATTTGCTTTGTTGCAGCAACAGCTTCTTCAGCTTTTACTTGTGCAGCCTGCAGTTCAGCAAATTTCTTATCGTAAGCGGTTTGAGCGGATGCTTTAATCGTTTGAGCTTCGGCTTTAGCAGCTTCCACTGTAGCACGAGCTTCAGCCAGAGCTTCTACAGCAAGTTTCTTTGCTGTTTCAATATCAGCAACATCTTCCGTAAGTTGGATGTTTGCCAAAATAGCTTCTTCTCGAGCTTTCAATTCTTTTACACGTTGTTCAACAGCTTTGCTGTCGTTGACGAATTTAATTAGTTCCATCAGGTCGTCATAGCTCATTATCGAACCCCTTGGATCAATGTCATGGTAACATTGGGCGAAGAACCTGCTGTAACGTTCAAGCGAATAGCTCGCACAGGAAACGCATAATTACCATCTTTGTTAGTTGTTTGTGCAGTGATACCGGAGTTACTAAAAGCAACAGGAGTAACTGCAGAGTCATACACATCATCAAAAGTATGTTCAACTGTGTATGTGGCAGTGCCCGAATTGATTTTTACGCCAATACCGACGTTAAAAGGTGCCTGCCGAAAATCCATAGGAATCCAGTTGGATGTCCCGGTGGCAGTCAAAGTAATACTCTTAGGACGCATTTTATCTCCAAAAGAAAGGGAGGCACGAAGCCTCCTCTTTCAAATTAACGAACGTATGTAACGAGAACGTTCCAAGGACCGCCCGTCGAAGAAGCCGTACCCACTTCTGCGTACTTGGCTTTAACAGTCAAGTCACCAGTCAGGGGAACCGGTTGAACGTTAGGCAAACCAGACATGGTCGATTCACCAGTAACAGCACCGTTTGTTTTGGCATCATAAGTGCCAGAAGAAACTGTACCGCCGTTGTTGGCAACCGTAAACGTCAGTGTGGCGGAGGTGCCAGCATCAGATGCCGTACCACCAAAGACTTTGACGCCAATAATAGAAGCGTCACCCGGCAACACCGCTTTCAACACATCGGTCGTTTCTGTTCGAGCAATTTTAAAGACTTTAGTTTGTACGTCTTTACTTGCAGGAATCAGAGTTGTCGGACCATTGCTGTTAACCGGTGTGAAATCAGTAGCAAGAAAACCCATAATTTATCCTTTCGTTAGGGGAACATTACTGTTCCCCAATAAATTAGGCGCCTTGGCTACCGTAGATGCCACGGGGATCAGTCCAACCAAAGCTATACCGAGCGGTAGCCTTGAACTTGGCGTTTTCCGTATCCCAATCGTTGTCCATGTCAAATTGATCGCCACGACGCTCAAAGTACTTCATGCCATGCGGCACATTCGTACGAATGAACCATGCATCCGGGTCCGTCAAGAAGTGGTTAACCACGACTTTAGGAATCAGGCCCATGTCTTTGATGGCGTTCAGGTCGTTGTTGTCCGTACCCACACGACCCACCGAACCAAGAATACGCTTGGCTTCAAACGTTAGTTGACGCGGGATAATGAGGGACTCAGGACGAACAGCAATCAGCAGACCAGCATCGTTGGTGAAACCAGCAATGTCAATGACAGCTTGTTCCAGAGCAGCTTCCGACAAGTCGGCAGCAGTAGCGATCTGGTTAGACCACGTACCACCTTTGAGGTTAACGTGCGAACCGCTGATCATCTGGACACCATCACCGCCAGTGTACGAGCTGTTGAAAGCACGGTTGTACACGTTAGCGCCGATCACTTCCTTGGTTTGACGCATCGAGAAAGCCAAACCTTGAGCTTTACGCTGACCAACCACATCGTACTGGTCGTCTTCCATCATCTCACGAGTGATGATGAAACCCAACGCAAACACGGCGTGTTGATAACGCGTGATGAAAGCTTGACGCTCGCTGTCATAGCTAATAGGAGCACCTTCAGCTTTGTTGACGGCAAGGCCAAACGACGAAATACCGACATCCTCTTCAAAGGCTTTACCCGAAGTATACTTGTCGAACAATTTATCGTACTCTGTTTCATATTCAGCATACGATTTACCATACCAGGCATTTACGCCAGGCCATAGCGCTTTTGCAAATGAGCCGCTGTTAATAATAGACATATTCTACCTTTCCTATATTTTAGTAACCAGTAGCACCAGTACCAGTGCCATTAGCCATGTTGTTCAGCTTGACATAGTAACTAAAATAGGTGTCACCAGGGATGTTATCCGGACGATTGGGGAAGCCCACAATCTTCAGGGGAAGGGTAGCTGTCGTAGCCAGACCAGAGCTGTCCAACTGCATACCAGACGAACCAGAAGTGGTGTTACCAGCAGTAGTTGTAAACTGACCGTTCAGACCCACGTTAGCTGTAATCGTAGCAGCAGCAACGGACGTACCGGCATACTGAACTTCATACACAACGTTAGGATCGTCACAAACCAGCAAATAACGGTCTGTAGAAGCAGCGCGATACACGGGAGTGTTCAGGTTGTTGACCGGAGGAACGTTCGTAATGTCGCCCACACCAGTAAACACGATACCCACAACAATACCCACAGCAGCGTCGGTAGCACCAGCACGGGTTACCGTGGGAGCACCGGTGGCTGCACGAGCATCACCTGCCAGTTTAACAGCATCGCCCACCATAATGACTGTAGAGTCAGATGAGGGCACAAAATACAAATTGGCTTGGCCGTTCCAGGCCGCACCAGTGATTGTTTTAACGGGACGGAACCCGTTAATACGAGATACACTTGCCATTAGCAATTCTCCATTAATAAAATAGACATTTCCTAACGTCACTTACATTTCTTTAATCTCGAGTAATTTCGAGTTTACCATAAGTACCATCAAGAGCTTTAGCTTTGGTGGCAGCTTCCAGTTCATTCACATGACGTTGTTTTCGAGCTTGGTCCTCTTCAAACCATTCTTTGCGAATACGCACAACAACACCTTTTTGACCTTGTCCTACGGAAACTTGAGACACGGTTCCTTCAGCAGAGGCTGAATTCACTCGTTTGTCTCCCACCCTGACGGAGTCTCGTTTGACCAGCTCATAGCC